CAGTCTTGGCTGTCGCGGACCTTCTGCTGACGGAAGAGCCCCCGGCCCCTGTCGAAGTGCCCGAAGTGGCTGAAGTGCCCAAGTCCGATGCCCCGGTTTGATGAATGCCTGAAGTTCGTTCTAGCCCAGGAAGGGGGAACGAGCGAGCCCGCAGGCGACCCAGACACGGCCTACGGCGTGACGCAGGCGATCTTCGATGCGTACTTGAAGATGCACGGTCAGCCAAGCCGCGACGTCGACACGATCACGAAGGAGGAGGTTCGCCTGGTCTACCGCGACCTGTTCTGGCTTCCATCCCGGGCGGACAAGCTGCCGACCCCTGTGGACCTCGTGCATTTCGACTTGGCGGTGAACAGTGGGATGGGCACGGCGGGGCGCATGCTTCAGCAGGCCCTCAACATGACCCCGGTAGACGGGGTGGTCGGCCCGAGGACCATCGCAGCAGTGCAGAGCGCGGATGCGCTCCTGGTGGCAGCCCGGTATGCAAAGCTCCGGCTGAACCACTACATCGTCCTGGGGGCGGTATCTTCGGGGCGGCCGAAGTTGGCCGGCTGGGCGCACCGTTTGGGCTACCTCTTGCTCGCCCTGTGATCGAGGACTACTCTCCCTGCCAGGAGGACATCGCCATGGCGTTTTTCGTACAGTTGCTCCCGCTGCTCGTTTCGCTCCTCTCTCCGCTCGTGACGGCGGGGGTGAAGAAGCTCGTGCCGCGGATTCCCAAGGCCCTCGTTCCGCTCGTGTCCGTGAGCGTCGGGACGGCGGCGGGCTACGTGCTGGACTTCGGGGCGGCGAACGGGGCCATTGCAGGTGCCGTGGGCGTTGCGGTCCGTGAGGTGCTGGACCAGGCGCAGAAGGCGCTTGTACCGAACGTCTGATGCCCGCGGTCAAGGTCACGGTGAACATCGAAGTGGACGGAGAGCCCCTTCGGGGCTTTCCGCTCGCTCGACGTTTCGAGCCGACAGACAAGATTGCGTTTGATTTCACACAGGCAGCGGCGGCGGGTTACAACGCACTGTCCGTTGCCGGCGTGGGCACGATTCAGTGCCTCCTGTTTCAGCCGGCGGCGAACATGGGCGTCAAGCTAGCCGGTGACGGGACAGGCGTGACGATCAACCGTGGGGGGTTCGTGCTGGTCGTCGATGCGGCGGGCTTCTCGGGCCTGACCTTCGAGAACAACAGCGGTGGAGCAGCCAAGGTTGTAGGATTCGCCGCGGGGACCTGACCGTGCGCGTTGTTACCCTCCATCCGACCAACAAGCTCCCGTCGATCGTCCGCTCGGACGAACGGGACAAGCTGCTTTCGGAACGCCTGACGCAGGACATCGAAGATGGCTTGCTGACGCGCCGGCCTGTCGACAAGGTTTGGATCGAGGCGCGCCGGCAGTACGCAGCCATTCCGAAGCGTCCGGTGCGCGAGACGCCGATCCCGAACGCGCCGAACATCGAAGTGCCGGTCGGGGCGATCCTGGCTGACGACATCTACGCGCAGGCGACGGATACGCTGTTCACCGCGAGCCCGCTGCTCACGGTGCGCTCGGTCAACGAGGCGTGGATCGACCATGCCAAGGCGTTCCAGGGCTGGGTGAACTGGCTCGTGGCGAACGAGCTGAACCTCCGGGACGCAGCGAACACGGCTATCTTGGACGTGACGCAGCTCGGGACGGGCTTCTACTACGTGCCGTTCGTCGAAGAAACGCGGAAGACGAAGGTCCACGAAGTCACGCATCGGCACCCGCGCATCTTCCCGATGAGCCCGGAAGACGTGATTCTGCCCTCGGGTTCGCGCGGCGAGATTCAGCGGGACCGCTTCGTGGGCCTACGCTTCTGGTACACGAAGGGCGAGCTGGAGGAACGCGCGAAGCTGCGGGGCTGGAACATCGAAGGGGTGCAGCAGACGGCGCAGCTCGACATGGTCCGCATGCAGCATGAGGCGCGGGCGGGCCTGCGGACTGGCGACCAGCTTTGGCGCCTCGTGTACGAGATCGTCGAGGTCTACTGCTACTTTGACTACGACGGCGATGGGCTGGATGAAGACCTGCTCGTCACGTTCGATCGCAACAGCCGGAAGATTCTCGCGGTCCAGTTCAACCCCTACGACACGCGACCGCTGGAGATCGCGCGCTACCAGCTTCGGCCTCACCTGCCCTACGGCATCGGCATCATGGAAATGGTGCAGCCGTTTCAGGAAGAAGTGACTGAGCTGCACTGCGCGACGATCCTGAACGTCCTGCTCGCCAACGCGCGCATGTGGGTAGCGAACCACAATGAAATCCCCGAGACGATCGAGATTTATCCGAGCAAGGTCGTCAAGGTGAACGGCGACGTGAACACGGCCTTGAAGGAGCTGAAGATGTCCGAGGTCTACCCCTCGGCGTTCCAGGCTCAGACGATGGGGCTGTCGTTGGCGGAGCGTCGGGTCGGGACGTCGGGCCAGGCCGGCATGGCGGCGAAGGGAGGCTCACGGACTCCAGGCGTGACGGCGCTGTCCCTGCTCCAACAGGTCAACCGGCGCTTCGCCCCGGCGTTCGCGGACATGCGCGAAGCCACCGGCGGGGCCGTCCGGCAGGCCGTGTGGCGCATCGCGGAGCGGGTCAAGTCGGGGGACAAGCAGGTCAGCCAGCACATCATCGACGTGCTCGGGAGCGAGGATGGCGAGATGGTCCTGGACATCCTCCGAACCGACGACTTCGAGCGGGCCATCGCGATCGAGTTCACCGCATCGACGGCCTCGATCAACCGTGAGGCGGACCGGCAGAACGCTCTCCTGTTGGTGAACATGCTCGGCCAATACTACATGCAGTCAGCGGCGCTGGTAGAGAAGGCTGCGGACCCGAACACGCCGGAATCCGTGCGCGCCGTGCTGGCGGAGATTGCCAAGAAGGGCACGGAAATGATGGACCGGACGATCCGGACCTTCGAGCAGGTGCGCGACCCGCGGGCGTTCCTCGTGAACGCCACCGGCATGATCGAGCAGGCAGGCGCGGAAGCTGCGGCACAGGTGCAGGCGGCCGTGATGCAGCAGCTCGTTGCGGCTCAGGGGGGTGCAGGGGGCATGCCAGGCCAGCCGCAGGCCCCTCCGCTGCCGGCCCCGGGGTTCGCGGGCGTCGCGTAAGGAAGTTGACACCGTGCGCAATCGGTGGCTAGAGACAGTCAGACGGGAGTGTCGAGCCGAATTTGAGGCCGACCTCACAAAAATGATCGCCGACGAGAACTGCTTGTCGAAAGCTAAGGACATCGAATCGCTGCACTACCAGCGAGGGCTGGTGGCGGGGATGACTCGGGTTCTCTTTCTCGTCGCCAACGCTCCAAAGGAGTGACCACATGAGTCTGTTTGGGAAACCCGCTCGTCCTGTTACGCCTCCGCCGGCCGCAACGCCGCCGGCTCCCGCTGGTCTGACGAAGGATGACCTTGCTGCCGCTCTGACGGGGGCTCTTGGGCCGATCAAGTCCGAGCTGGAGAGCAAGATTGCCGAGCTGCGCGGGACTGTGGCGGGGCTGGCCGGCCGCGAGCCGACGGTCGTCATGCAGCCTGCCGCCCCCTACGTGCCTCCCGAGCCGGTCATCTCAGACGACGACATCGAGCAGGCCATTCGGGCGGGGGAGGGCGCTGCGCCGCGCATCCGGGCGATGGTCGATCGGGCCGTGAACCAGGCTGCGGCAGGGCTCAAGCAACAGCTCGACGCTTTCCAAGAGGCGGGTCTGGAATCGCTCGGCGCAGTCGCGTCGGAGATCGCTGTCGGGAAAATGCGGCATTACAAGCGATTCCAGAAGGAAATCGACGCGAGAGTCGCTCGGCTGGAGCCGACGCTTCGCGCCAACCCGCAGGCGATCCAGATGATCCACAACTCGGTGGTGGGGGAACATCAGGAGGAGCTTGAGCGGGAGGCTGTTGAGGCGGCGATTCGGGGCGCGCAGGACGGCGGGCAGGGAACGACGGAGCGCGAGATCAGGCAGGTCGGAGGCACGACCCCTGGCACGGGCCTGGCCCCAGCATCCAGCCGGCAGGAGAAGAAGCACCCGTCTGCGGAGGAGCTGGCTGGATCGGACGGTATGGAAGCCTTGAAGCACAAGGATCGGGGCGCCGGGAAGGACCAGGACTCCTTCGCACAGTCCATGGGGTATCATAGCTGGGATCACTACATGGAGGCGTTCGAGCAGGCCAAGGAAGACGGCGAGCGGATGGGCATTGCGACGAGATAACGACGCTCCTAGCTAGGGGCTCTTGCACACGACAACGCAGCCACGTAGGAGAGAAGCCATGGGCGATGTGACGGAAGTAGCCGAGGCGCTTGAGGATCAGATGGCGCGGGAGGATGCCGCGGTAGAGGCAGTCGAGGCTGCCGGCCCGCCGGACGATGTTTCAGATGCCAAGGGCCACGCGCGGCGTGAGGCGCTGCGGAAGAAGGCCGCGAAGCTGATTGCCCAGGCAGACGAGCTGCTGGGTCAGGTGAGCGTCGAGACCGGCGATCCTGCGAAGCTCAAGCCGGACCGCGAGGTGCGCCAGCACTTCGACGAGTTCAACGAGGTGTACATCTCGAACGCGGACCCGAACTACAAGTACGCCTTCGTGTACCGCGATCCGCACAACGACTTCGGCGGGCGCTTCGTCCGCCGGCTTCAGGCCCTCGGCTGGGAGCTGGTCAGCGGAACGATGGAAGAGGCGAAGGAGCATCGGCACGTCGACGGCACCCGCGTGGTGGCTGACTGCGTCCTGATGCGCTGCCGGGTCGACCGCTACCTCGTGCTTCAGAAGCGCGACCGGCTGCTTCGGCAGGCTCAGCAGGAGGGGGTCTCGGCGAACGTCTACGACCTGGCTGAGCGGGCGGGCGTACGGGTGTGGGACGAGACGCCGGACTTCGTTCGGGACGAGATTCAGAGCCACGCGAACTCCCGCCGGGCGCGGGCGCTTGGCCGGTTTCACGCGATGAACGCGAACGGCCGGGTCGACCGCATGTTGCGGACGGGCGGGATTCCTGGATTGCCCCCGGCTGGGCGCCCTGTTGCAAGCCCCGGGCGGTAAGGCTACAGCTAAGGCACAGCGCAAGGAGACACGCACATGGCTATCAAGCACGCAGTCATCAAGCCGGTCCGCCTCGTGGGCCTGACGAACACTCCGTCGACCACGTACACCGCGGGTGGGACCATCGTAAAGGGTGCTCCGCTCGTGTTCTCCGCGGGCCTGGTGGTCGAGGCGACGGACGACGACGCCGGTGCGGCCGGCCCGATCGTCGGCTTTGCCAGCCACGATGCGCTCATCACGGAGGCGGTGCGAGTCGAGCCTGCCCTGCCTGGCCAGCGATTCATCGGGTCGCTGACTACGCTGACGGCTTCGGTCGCTAGCGATGCCGGGACCAAGGCGCTCGCCGTCGCGGACATCGGCACGGTCTGCGAGCTGCACAAGGACGACACGAGCCTGAAGTGGGTGCTCGGCGCGACCGGCGGGGCGAATGCCTGCGCGGTGGTCGTGGCCCTGGTGGACCCCGTCGGTGCGACCTCGAACGACACGCCGAACTTCGGCTCGGCAAACAGCGGCACTGCTCTGGTCGAGTTCATCGTCCAGGTGGCCGACACGATCTTCGCGTAAGCGGGAAGCTGAGACAGGAGAACAGCCATGGCAATCGGACGTGGAGCATTCGCCGCCCTCCTTCGGCCAGACCTCTACCGGGTCTACATCGAGACCGGCAAGGAACGGCCCCTGGAGTACACACTGGTCTTCAACACGGACGACATGCCGTGGAACCCGGTTACGGATCAGCAGATCGCCGGGCTCGGCACGCTGCTCTCCATGCCCGAGGGGGAGAACTTCCCGCTCGACGAGCCTCTGCTCGGTGGGCAGGTCAGCTACACCGCGGTGCCGTTCGGCCTCGCGGCGGAGATCACCTGGCCGATGTGGCGTGACGACCAGTACGGCGTCATGCGCGAGCTGGTCGCTGAGCTGGCGCGGGCCAGTCGCAACCGTCAGGAGGTCGATGCCTGGTCGGTGCTGAACAACGCTTTCGACAACGCCTTCGCCGGCTTCGACGGCGTGTCTCTGTGCAGCACGGCGCACCCTCTGCTCGGGGGCGGGACCACTGCCAACCGGCCTTCGGCCGATGTGGGCTTCAGCCAGCTCGCGATCCAGAACGCGCTCACGCGGTTCGAGAACATGCCGAACGAGCGCAACCTGCCTCGGCTGATGACGCCGAACCTGCTGCTCATCGCGCCGGAAAACAAGTTCCTCGCCCGGCAGATTCTCGGCTCGGGCAAGCAGCCGCTCACGGCGGACAACGAGATCAACCCGCTCATCCAGGACGACCTGCGCTTCATGGTCTGCCACTACTTCACGAACTCGACGCAGTGGTTCCTCATGTCGAAGGCGGCCCATGATCTTCAGTTCCTCTTCCGCGATCGGCCGATCTTCGACGGGTTCGACGCGCCGTGGAACAAGAACGCGATCTTCACCGTCTACCAGCGCCACACCAAGGGCTTCGGCACCTGGCGCGGCGTGGACGGCAGCCGCGTGGCCTGACCGGACGGAGCGAGGAGAACAACGATGGCATCCATTCACGAGATCGCAGGGAACTTCGGGCTTCCGATCAACCCGCGACAGAGCCCGGGGCTTCTAGTGGGTGATGGCGGCCACGCCACGATCCAGGCGGCCATCGACCAGGCTTCACCGGGGGACACCATCTTCGTCCAGCCGGGCGAGTACACCGAGAACCTCGTCGTGACGACCGACTACCTGACCCTCGTCGGGGCGCAGCTTGGAGGCTACGGCCGTCCGGACATCGTCGCGGCGGCGGGCGGCGCGGCCCTCACGGTCACGGCACAGGGCTTCGTCGCGAAGCGGTGTCGGTTTGTGACTGAGGACACCGATGCCGTGATCCAGGAGGGCAACGGCTTCCGGTACGAAGACTGCGTGTTCGACGGAGGCAACAGCGAGGCGGCCACCGAGGGCCTGCTGCGCCTCAAGGGCAACGCGGACGATGACTCGTTCACGGCATCTGAGGGCCTCCTGAAGGACTGCCTGTTCCGCGGCAGCCTTGGCTTCGGCATCGCCTTCGACACGGGCGATGCGCCGGGCAACGGTGTGGGCAGCACGCATTGCGTGCTCGACGAGTGTCGTTTCATCGACAACACCGGCGCCGACCTCGTGACGCTCGACACCGGGGGCGGGGTCTACTCGGTGCAGGACGTCGTCGTGAAGCGGTGCCACTTCGCGGAGCCGAAGAACAAGGCCACCTGGATCGACTTCACGACCGCGAACGGCGGCGCTGCCAGTGACCAGACGGGCATGATCGCCGACTGCTACTTCAACGATGACACGGTGGACACGACGGCCATCGCGATCGTCGGCACGGGTGTGGGCGTCGTCGGCTGTCACAGCATGGACGGCGAGTTCGACGGCTCGGGCCTCGACTGATGAACCCGAGTGAGCTGCTTCAGACGGCGCTGGAGGTCCGGCGGGGTCAGATCGCCCTGTCGAGCCTCGCGCCGGACCTTCGGCTTCAAGTCCGGCAGACGTTGCGCCGGACGTCAGATGCACAGCTTGGTCGCCTCGCGGCGGCCCAAGAGCGCAAGCGCGGGCACTACCAGCTTCGCGCGTGAGAGGTAGGCGATGCCGACGACCGTAGACGACGTCGCGAGAGCGGCGCTCTCGGTGGTAGGCTCGAACGCCGGCCTGCTCCTCGCGATCGGCTGGGCCTCGGAACGCTACCGCCAGCTCACCTCGCAGGTCCGCATGCGTCACCTGCGCCAGATCGGCGAGGTGGTCATCCCGGCGCCGATCGACACGGGCACGGCCTCGTTCACCCGGGGCTCGAACGTCGTCACGGGCAACGCGGCTGCGGCTGCTGCCTGGCAGGCTCGGCCGGACATCAAGGACGGCACATGGTACATCCGCCTGCGTCGCGTGTGGTACCGGGTGGCCGACGTCACCCCGACAGGCACGATCCTGCTCCAGAGCCAGGTGGCCGAGGACGACGTCGCTGCCGTCTCGTACAAGGTCATCAAGCGTTACCACAAGCTTGCGCCCGACGTACGTTACCTCGGCAAGTTCGTGCACATGAGGCTCCACCGGATGCTGCACGAGGCGTCCATGCTCAGCATCGACATGAGCCACTCGGCTCGGTGGATCACCGCCGGCTCGGGGCCAGAGATCGTCGTGGACGTGAACACCGACGCCGAGGGCCATCGGCTCGTCGAGTTCTACCCGTTCTCGACGACGGAAGAGATCGTTCATTACGTCTACTGGCCCACGCCCCTCAAGCTACAGCCCGGCTCGATCCTGCCGGCCGAAGTCGACCAGGAGGCGCTCAAGTCGGGCGTGCTGATCGACGTGTACCGTTTCGAGATGGCGAAGGCTCTGCGGGACAACAAGGTCGACGCTGCCGCGACGTGGCGGAACGAGATGCGGGCGCAGGAGACGACGTGGGGCAAGCGGATCGAGGAGATCGCCAAGGCAGACCACGGGCTCGATGACGTCGCGCTGATCCTGCACCCTCGTGGCCTGCCGAGCTTCCGGGACGACGACCCGCTCATCAAGACGGCCGCGGCTGATGCGGTGAGTCGGCTGGTCGGGTGGCCGTAACATGGCCTTCACGGGCTCAGCCCTGATCGACTCCCTCGCCCGGCGCGTCCGCGACACGACCAACTTCGCCCACGACCGACCGACGTTGCTCGACGTGCTGAATCGGGTGAGCTACGTCTTGAACGCCGCGACGCGGGTCAAGTTGACCTCGACGTCGTTCACGCCCGCAGCGAATCGGACGCTGTACCAGACCGACGCGGTCGCTTCGGGCATTCTCCGGATCGTCGGCGTGCGCGAGGCAGGCGGCCGAGACCTGTTGGAGATTCCGTGGGAATCGCTCGTGCTGAACGACCCGGCGTGGCTGCACACGACCGGCCCGCGCCATGAAATGTTCGCCTACATCGGCCGGGACCTGTTCGTGCTGTACCCGGCGGTCAAGTCGGCCGACATCGCGGCCCTCACGGTCATCCACGCGAAGACGCCGACGGCCCTGGCGGACGACGCTGTTGCGTGGGAACTGCCGGACGATCTTGAGCCGGTGCTCCTCGACCTCTCAGAAGTGCTCATCTACCTGCGCGGTCGCATATTCAGCCCGCAGGAGATGATCGCGGCGCCCTTGAAGCGGGCGGCCGATGCGCTCGGTGTCGAGGTCCCCTACGCGATCAAGCGACTTGGGGAGGGCTTCTGATGTCCCGGGCCACCACCATCGCGCTCGCGAACACGCTCATGGACAGCTTGGGGGACACAACCCAGCTGGGGAGCTACTACGATGACGTCGTCCTGGAGCTGGGCCGCGGAGTTCTGCCCGGCGTCGTGGCACTCGTGGGTGCGGGTTTTGTTGCTGGCGTGGCTGATACGGGCACGTACACATGGCCTACGACGGCGATTCGGGTTCTTGCTGTTGCATACGACACGCGACAACTTGCCGAGGCTATGGCCGGTGAGGCGGACCTGTTCGATCGGGAATGGCGGTCGACTCGCGGCGTGCCGATCGCCTACGTGACCGCAGACGAGAACCAGCGCGTGTCGAGGCTTGTGCCTGTGCCGGCGGTCTCGGGCGTTGCGCTTGGCGTGGACACGCCGTTCACCTGGACCGCTTGGCCGGGGGAGAACGTGACGTTCATCTACACGGAGCAGCGCACGGATGTTCACCTGGACGAGGAGCTGGCCGTGGCACTAGAGATCATGGCCCGCGAGTACAGCCGCGACTCGAACCATCACGACCCGGTTGCCGCAGCCATCGCGAAGCAGCTTTCCACGCTGTTTTTCCGCTCGATCTATCGGTGACGCGATGGCGGATGTTCTCAAGCTCCCCCCGTTCCGGGGCAACTCAGTCGAAGACCTCAACCGGCTCGTCGTCGAGCTGAACAAGCAGCTCAACCGAATCGCCCAGCGCCTCGATGATCGTACGCGCAAGCTCGTGCTGTCTGGCGACCTCGACTTCAACAACTTCCGGGCGAAGAACGTCGGGACGCCGAAAGATGAGAGCGATGCCATCACGATCGGTCGACTAGAGGAGCACCTTGACGACCTTGCAAACTTGAGCCCGGCGATCCCGACGAGTGAGGGAGACGAAGGAGTCGGATTTGGTATCAGCGCCCGTCAGGCTCGGCGCACGTCCCGCTTTCGTCGTGCGGTCGAGGACGAGGTGGATCAGAAATTGCTCGATGCGGTACCGACGGTTGCGCCTCCGGAGGTTGAGTCGGTTGGGGCCGTCGGTACGACGGCTGATCCTCCCGTGTTTGCCCTGAGTGACCACACACACAGTGGCGTGAACTCACCTGACACTCAGACAGTTACGGGGCTCAAAACGTTCGATCGCGACCCGGCAGCGCCGTTTGAGGTCACACCAGGCAGCGACACGGTGGTGAACTTGGGGGCCGAGAGGGCGCGGAGGGCGCTCCTCGCCTTGCCCCTCGACGCTGGAGTCGCGCCGCTTCCCGATCTAGGATACCGGCGAACGTTCTTGACGATGGGGGCTTGAGCGATGGCGGAGAGCTTCAAGATTCTCGGACAGCAGAACCCAGCGGCGACAACGCTGACCGACCTCTACACGGTGCCGGCCTCGACGCAGGCCGTCGTGTCGTCAATCGTTGTGTGCAACCGAGGGGCGGCCACGAGCTACCGGCTCTCCGTTGCCCTGAACGGCGCCGCCGACTCGAACGAGCAGTACATCGCCTATGACCGGGCGATTGGGCTAAACGAGGTTCACACGTTCGTCCTCGGCATCGGCCTAGGCGACACCGACAAGCTGCGGTGTTACGCAACCCTAGCAACACTGAGCTTCAGTGCGTTCGGCGTGGAAATCGTCTGATGGCACACTATCAAGAGCTGCCCTCTGGCGATCCGATTTGCGTGAGTCTCCGGCAAGTCTTTACCGCGAAGGGTATTCCTGGAGGCACGCGCATTTTTTTCTCGCTTGCGCCGGTCCAGTCGGTTGACGTGTCAAACTCCTTCGCAGAAGTCGAGAAAGACATCCGCGCGGTAGAACAGGGTGCGCCCTAAGAATGCCTCTCAAGCGGGTCAACTTCCGGACCTTCGCGAAGGGTCTGTGGCTCGCCGGCCCTCGGGAGAACGCGCCGGAGGATGCGTTGCGCCGGGCGGTTGGCGTGGCCGGTCTGCGCTACGGCTCGATCCGGTCCCGCAGCGGCTCTGCCCTCCTGCTCGCCCTCGACGCGCATTCGGTCGTGCGCTGGAAGGACAAGCGCATCGTCGGGGCAGGCACGGGCTTGTTCTACGGCGTGCTCGCGGGGAGCGAAGTCGGTATCTCCACCGAGCAGGTGCTCAGCGGCAACCGCTGGACGGCCGAGCCGATGCCGCCGACAGCCGAGTCGTCGCCCGTCGATGACCGGCTCTGGGTTGCTGACTCGTCCTGGCCCGTCAAGATCAAGTCGGACTTCACATCGCAGCGGTGGGGCATCACGGCGCCGACGTTGGCTCCGACTACCGGCACGAAGAGCGCGCAGG